GTGCTGGTGGAGCTGGTGGTAGTGCTGGTGCTGGTCACGGTGGATTTGGTGGCGGCAGTGGTGGAAGAGCAGGAAGATCTGCTTACAATAATAACTACGTTTCCGCAGCATCAGAAAGTAGTGGATCTTCTGGTGGTGGATATGTTTCAGTAACTGTCACAAGAACTGTCAGTGGAATAAATCCTTCTGGCGGCGGCGGCGGTGCTGGTGGTTATCTTTCGGTTGAAATTGATGATCCAGATGGAGGTTTATCAACAGGGATTAGTGGAAGCATTGGTGGTCCTGGAACAAGTGGAGGTGATGATGGAAGTCGGGGAGGATTGTCTGTAGAAGTATTTGGAATATTGGAAGGATCTGATCCTGTTGTTGGTATTACTGTACCTGCAGGTAGAAAGTATCCTGCTCCTGGATACCCAGGCATTATTTCCTATGAAGATTCACCATCAACAGTTGGTGCAGGAATTTGGCACTCTTCTTCAGAAAAGGTAGATGTAATCGCTGCTAGTGCGGGAACATTCCCAGTTGCTCCAACTGCTTTACATTCTGGTAAAGTTACAAAATTAATTAATTTTACTGGCGCAGGAAATAGATTCCTTCTTTTAGGACCATTTGATATGACTTCTGTCAATACCATTTATTTTGATATTATTCGCGGAAATAACAGTAATGGTGGTGAAAGTCCTGATGAAAATTTAAATTTATATTGGAAAACAGCACCAAATGCTAGCACAGCAACTTTGTTAGATGGATTAGTCACTACTGCTGCAAGTAGTTCTACATATGAAACATATTCATATACTGTTCCAGAAGAAAGTCCAATGAGAGCAACAAACATTTATCTATTATTGGAACAACAAAGATCTCCAGCTCAGGGTGATAATGATGATCCTGATGTAGATAACTATGGTCTTGCTCAAGTCGTCACCACATTCAATCCAGTCACTGAATTGGTATTTGAACCATCTACAAATGCTACACTACCAGGAAATGCACAACCTGGATGTGGAACAGATGATGGTATTGATGTTGTACGAAGGGAAGTTTCAGCAAGAGATTCTAGAATTGTTGTTGAAGATGGTACATTTACATTATCTCCAAGTGTTCCAATTTCTGTTAATTCTTCGGTGCAAGTGGTTGATCCAATACCTCTGATCACAAAGTACCATCGTGTCAAATACTTAATCAAAGCGAGATAAATAACCAGGGAAAGAGTCTTTGATACAATGGCGACATTTAACAGCACTGTAACTTTGTACATGAATACGATCAATAGGTCAATTTCGTATAAGAATATGACCAAAGAGATCAATGATACATATTGGGAGTCTGAAATTATTCCACTGTTATATCCATTGTGGCACAGTGACAGAGACAGATTAGAAGTATTTTCCGCTTTTAGTGATGGCAAATATCATATCACCAGAAACAAATATGTGAGAAATCACAAAGAAGCAACTGGTAAATGGGTTTCCTATGAGTTTGAATATGCCAATTTAGATAAGGAAGCAGCAGATGCTTTGAAGAGTGCAATTATTGATAAATTCTTAGCATATAAAGAGTCTCTTGAAAGGGACATTGAGTCCACTATGGAGAGAGAATTTGTTAGTAATAAACTCTTATCGTGGGAAAAGATTCGTTTGATTAGAAATTTCTTGTTAGAAGAGTCTGATTTTATAATGATGCCAGACTATTCTATCTCTGATGAAGAGAAAGCAATGTGGATTGATTATCGTCAGTATCTGAGAGATATTCCCACAATTGGTTTTGCAAACCCATTTGAGGTTTCTTTTCCAATCACACCAAATGTTTATCTAGAAAGAAAGCAAGTAGATTTACCAGAAGATCATTATGGTGATCAAGGTAGAAATGATCCTTATCTAGAGAATACTGACTATCATTTCTGGAAACCAACTTCCAATACACTAGAAAATTGGAATCAGAGGATGGCACTATATGTTGCATTGAAACTGAGAACTCTACCAAATGGTAAAGTTCAAAATGTATTTACAACTAGAAGCAAGAAAGTATTTGGACAAAACACTCTTGCTGATGAGCAGAAGAAATGGAAAACAAGTGAAGATTATATTAATTCACTACTAGAAGCTATTGAAGAGGGGAGAGTATAATGCTAGTAAGAATGGATTCGGTCAGACTATATGAACTGATCGCTGAATACGCAAACCTAACAAACAAATATATTCTTTTTATTGACACGAGCAAATATTTCTCACTGTCTACTGAGAAGAAACAATTGGTGAAAGATTTCTATGCAGATATTATCCCACAGGATGAGCATCTAGAGATTTTCTCTAATAAAATGACATTCTATAAGTTCATTGATCAGATTACAGCAGTTGATCATGCTAATGATTGGTTTCCTAGTAATAGAGACCTAGAAGATCAGGATTATTTCTTTGAATGCCAGGTGATTACTCCTTCGGGATCAATAACGTATACTAACAGGTATTGACACCAGTCTGACGCTGTGCTAGGGTAGCAGAGCATCAGTCAGGCAAATGAAAGTACCTACGCAACCAGAGTTGACGCACTTGCAACTACAAGCAATGTTACGCGATCACGATATTCCAGACAGCGAGCTAATGTATCTCGGTGACAGAGAATACACTACTGAGTATCAAGCACATCCAGAGTATCACGGTGAGATCATGCCATGGTATCTTGTAGGTGGTGAGCATGAAGTGCCAGTGTGTGACATTGCATCAGTTGACCGAGTGGACGATGATGATACTGTCCCTGAGAACGACGGATGGGGTCCATCTGGTGTATAATTGTGGGGTAGTGATCTCCCAGTCATCATGAGGCATTTCTGGACGACGTGTTGGTGTGTTGCAGTAGCAGGTCTAATTGCTGTTGTTATTCCCAATGATTATTCTGAGATGGCAATGGCATTTGTTGACCTTGCCCACAGTCCCGCCAAAGCACGCGACGGCGAAAAGTATTGATTATGTTTGACACTCTCATTGAAAACAGTGGTCTTCGTGACTACATTGACGCCAACGCACAAGATCCTTGGCATGACACCATGTTCCGAGGTTATGTGTTCATGTCACCCAAGCAAAAGGGAGAGTTTGGTGAGCGATTCGTCTCTCATTACATGGAAGAAGAGCAGTGTCTTGTTGAACGTGCTGCTACATCAACTGCAGGTCATGACCGTGTGATTGATGGTATCTTGACTGAGATTAAATTCTCTCTTGCCACTCGTAACAAGAAAGGTGGTGTCAAGAAAGATTCTTTCATCATCAATCACATCTCACGTGATAAGGATTGGGAGCGTTTGATCTTCTTCGGTATCAACCCCGATGAGGAAGATGCTCGCCTGGTGTGGTTCAGCAAGGAAGATTTCATTGCTAACCTGGACTCTGGTCTGTTTGCACACCAGCAAGGTGGCAAGTCTATTGAGAATGATGACTATATTTGTACCAAGGTCGCAGCACTTCTAGCAGAACCTTGGGTCAAGACCGTGGATGAGTGGTGACAGTTACGGAACTGTCCCCGCATCCTTCCGCATGACGCTGCGGACCCTTATAATTACAGAGTAATCAAGGGAAGCACATGCGACTCCTCACCACCGCCACACAGATTGATTTTTATCCTGTTGGCACTGGCAAGCGTTTCGTCAAGCGTGTCATCTGGCATCCTGACGCTGAGTGTGATCAGCAGATGACTTCTTTTACCACTCGTGTTAAGTCTGACGCTCTCTATGATATTCGTCAGTATATTGCCAACGGTGCTGAAGTCATTGGCATCAACACTGAAGAATACACTGGTTCCGATTACTCTCCTGTCTACTGCTGATTATGATCACTTCTAAAGCACAGATCATCAACACAATCAAAGAGTGCTGCACAGGCAGTGCTCTCACTAAAACTGAAAAGTTCCAAGTGTTCTGTAATGTGTGTGATAACATGCTTCACGCAGGTCAGATCACCAAAGCACAACACACCCGCTGGACTAATGTTTTCTGATGGAGTTACCACCCGATTTTATTCATGACCCACCTAAAGGATACACTTACGAAGTTGAGGAATTCCGACGCAACATTTTATCTATTTGGTGTTGCAATCATGCTCAATTCACTTACAACGGTGGTGCTGTTGCAAAAACTATTTGGGGATTCTACAACACAAAGCAACGCACCTATTACTCGCCTATCAACTCCCGCAAGCAAGGAGATCAGGTAGACATCAATAAAACAACACCATATACTGCGATGCAGATTCTTAAACCAATGAGACCTGTTATCAGTAATTTCTATGACTGAGAAGAGAGATTATCAGGGTCCGCTCTATGCACCACACCCTGACTTATATGAGAAAAGACGCCAACTGGGTCTACATAATAATGACACTGTGGTAAAACAAAATGAAAGCGAAACCCGAAGTGTGGAGGATAGAGTTTCTGGACGAGAGACCAGCGATTCTGATGTACAATCGTAAGCAAATGAAAGATTACATTGCTCGCAACTTGGTTGACATTGATGCAGTATACCAATTAGAATGGAGATCTATCAAGTTCTAACATCATGACTATTGAAGGACGCCCTTATCTTGGACCTGACAACACTTATGAAAAGCAACGCAAATGTCGTATGCAAGATGCGATTGACGATTATCTCCAAGATGATAAAGCATCAGCACGACAGACATATGAGGAGATGCTATCTTGCGTCAATGATGTAATTGAGTATCATAAGAGCAGCATGGATCGTGCTATTGCACTCAGGTCTCTTATGATGGGCAACCGTGAAGTAGATCTTAACGATTATGCAGAGAATCTACCAGCACAGCAAGAACCTGTGTATAATGAAGACGGCACTACCACCTATGGTTATGCCGCACATATCACCCTTGGTGATATTCACAAATTCCAACGAGGATCTTCCCTATGAAATTTCGCATTGAATGGTGGCAACGCAAAGACCGAGTGAATAATGAGCGTCAGTCTGTTGTTATGTTTAATGATGACGATGTAGTGCATTTCATTAAGAATATCCAAAAAGATCCCAACGTGAGCACAGTGGACGTGTTCCCTGTGATGGGAGACTGACCCTGAGACCCCTCTAGAACCTCCTGTAAGATGCCTGAACCTGATGCTAGGACTGAGACCACTGACGTGCCCCTGACTGCCTCTCAGATCCGATTCCTGCTGGACATGATGATGGGTTGTCCTCTGGGTCACACTGAGCAGTATTCTTACCATCACAACGTCAATGCCAGTGTCCTGTACAACCAGTTGCAGAGCTGTCTACCAAGTGCCCCACAGCACCCCGAATGATGTATTCTATAGAAGTCGTCAAGGGAGCACCACATGAACGCCAAACTCAAGCAACACCTCTCTGTCCCTGAGAACCGTCTGAAGTATGCCTTTGACTTCCTGCTCAACCATGGTCCTGACTTCGTAGACTACAGCAAGTGCTACAACGCTATTGCTGAATGGTCCGACAAACTTGACACTTCCGAGGCACACTACTGATGAATGACTCTCTGACTTTTGAAGAATTGATTGCAGAAATGTGTGAAGACCCTATGTTCATTATGCAATGCGAAGCAAACAATCGTATGTGGGATGTGCAGGCAGCAGCAGAGTTGGAGGTGACAGTTGATGAACTGCACCAAATGCTCGGCATCACTGCCTGACCTACCCTATACTAAGTTCATCAACGCAACAGACCAATGACCACCACCTTCGCTGACTACTGTGCCACCGCTGATGCTCGTCAGCAGATCGCTGACAACGTGCTTGAGTGGACTCAGATGCTCTGCCTCGCACTGGAGCAAGACTACATTGAGACTACCATCCGTCGCCAGAAGTTCTTCGCTGCTAATGAGACTGGCAATCCTGAGATCATGACCAAAGTGACTGAGCAGCGTATTGCTGAGATCCAGAATGGTGACCACTACAAGTTCATCATTGAGACTGGTCGCAAGTATCACAAGATCATCATGGTGACCGAGAGTGACTCTCGCTCTGTCCATGCATTTGTTGACAAGAAGACTGGTGAAATGTACATGGCAGCATCCTGGAAAGCACCTGCCAAGAATGGTGTTCGTTTTGATCTCCGCGTCATCAAAGATCGCGAATTCGTGTTGGAGAACTGCGATTGGGCAGGTGGTTATCTCTACAAGCGTTGACAATCTGCCCTTTCTCTGCTAAATTATTCTAGTTCATTCGCTTTTCCTCCAATGTCCGCTCCCGAGTTCTACATTGTCGCTGGTGACAATGCATTTGCTCTAGATGGTAACGACTTCTACGGTGCTCCTGTCAATACTGATGGTAGTGTTGAATGGGATTGTGCTTATGATTTTGAACCAAACGAAGAAGACGTTGAATATGTTGCCCACATGTGCTACTATCTCAAACAAGCAGCACAACTGCATACTGAACATGACACTGGAGTCTTTGTCAAATGATCTATCTCTCACGTTATTGTAAGATTAAACCACAGTATACTGCTCCTTTGATTGTCACTGACATCAAGAAGTTGCTGGCACCATTACCCAATCGTTACACTCGTGGTGAGTATAGCGTACCTGTCAATACGACAGCAGAGCAGTACAGTGATGAGTATCGTCGTTTCTGGCGTTATCATGGTCACTTTACACTGGAGTTCACCCGTGCTATCATTGAGTCGCTCCCCCAGGACGTAGAATTTGTTTCTTACGACCACCTCAACAACAAACTGACTCTGATCAAACTATGAATAACATTGATGCCCTTCGTATCTCTGGTCAACGTGACGACATCTGTGAGTGGGTGTGTGAGCGTTTCCGCGAGTTGATCGCTGAAGATCGTCATGATGATGCTATCTGCTTCGCTGATGAGTGGTTTGAGTGGATGGATCCCAACAATTATGAGCAAGAGGTCACAATGTTCTATGACGAAGAAGAACTCCAAGCACTCTACGATCAAGAAACTAATTCTTGATTACATGACTGCGTATACCAACAAAGAATACTCACAAGCAGAGATCATTAGACAGGAGATCCGCAACCATGGCACTCAACGTAACGGAGAATGAGGATGGCTCGCTCACCATTGACTGGGACAAAGAAGACGAAGCAGTCTTCAAAGACTTCACAGCGGAAGACTTCATCAACCTCATCCGCAACTACGCAGAAGAAGCTAAACGAGTCGCTCAAGACCCTGACGACATCATCAGAGAAGAAGTCCAAGAGTACCTCAACAGCGAAAGCGAAGGCAAAGAGTACAAGGACTACGACGAAATCTACGACGGGTACATCCAAAACGTCAACTACGACACGTTCTCGCAAGAAGGTTTCCAAGAATGAGATTAAGGTCATTAACTCTAGGAAACTAGAGTTATTTCCTCATGTTGAGACATTTCCCTATTACCTAGATGACCAATCCGAAAAGAAAAAGTGCTGGTTCACATGCGAAGAACATGCAAGAAAGTACATTGAACGCTATCATCCAAAATACAAGTTATACTGTTACACTGGAAGAGGACGGTGATGACCTGTTTCTCCCTATTCCTGAAGAAATGCTAAAAGAGCTACAATGGAATACAGGTGATATGATAGAGTGGGATGTATCACTAGATAATACAATTACACTGAGAAAATTGGATGAAAGATCAGAACACTATCCCTGATGGCGAGTCTAAGAAGGACAAGTGGAATCGTGGACTAGACATCTTTATTGAGTCTGTCATTGAACCTGATCCTGCTTTGCGTTCTTGTGCTCATAATCAACGCTGTTATCATGAGTTGATGGATGTAAGGAAGAATGTGTTAGATTATCTCAAGACATTGAGATGGAACTAATGACCAAGTACACCAATGAAACTGTGCCGCTAGTATTATCACTAGTGGCATGTTTTGTATTTGCCCTCAGCATCATTGCGTTGGGATACTTCCATGGGCACATGTCAATTGCAAACGTATACAAATCACTCACCAACTTCACATGAACCTCACACTACACGAAGTTAATCACATCATCACCGCACTTGAAACAATGTCTAATCATGACATTGCACGTTCACGAGAAATGATTACAATAGGTGTAACAGATCACCAAGAACTGATCAACAAACTAAAGGATTACAAACTACGCCTACAATGAACCAACGTCAATGGCAAACGATTGAAGCATGTGTCCGCAAAGAGCAGACTAAGAATGTCAACAATCAACCCTACTATCATGAGTTACGTGCTATACTAGATGAACTCTATCCCCTAGCACATGATGGCAAACCATATCCATTTAAGATTTGAATGAGACAACGTATCACATTAATGCTCCCATACCTACAATTCATCATTGCCCTCGTAACACTATACAAATTAGATCAAACAATGCTAGTATGTAAATGAACTACGAACCAACAATTAATGATCGTGTTAAATGGAGAGAGCATGAAGGTTGGGTATACTCTATCACTGATGAATACTTCACACTAGAGGTAGCAACTAAACTAAAAGAAGATGATCTAGTTACTATGCATAAGAAACATCATGTTCTCATACTAGTCTTTAATGAAGAGTTCAGTAATGTAACATACCTAGGACATAGACAATCACAATACGATGACACCTACACCACAGTCTAATTGGTTCACACAAACAAGTAACGAACCATATGATAGACATCACTATGATCTCTACATTAAAGAACAAGAAGAACCAATCACATTTGAAGACTATGACCTACTAAGAGCAGCATGGTTTAAAGCATGTCATCTAGGTAGACTATCTCATGTCAAGGTAGTAGATATCAAACAAAAGGATAGCAAAGGCAAAGGTTTTATGTAACCATTTGCTATTGAGAATCAATAAGGTTTTCAAGGTGCTTCCGCGTTAGTCATACCAAGGGTTCTCAATAAGGTCCCCTAGTTGAGAATCAATAATAAAAAAGCATTAAAAAAATATAGTATAGTAGCTCGGTAGTTACTGTCAAGATGCTGTAAAGGTACTCTGGAGAGGCTGGCTTAGCACGCAACCTAACGAAAGTCAAGAAAGGGTGGACAGACCTCAAAGTGGCACACAGGACCACAGAAACACCTCTGAGACCCCTATAATATTTGGAGAAACACAGAAATCTCACTTTTTCGCTTTTTTGAGTTTTTCAGAATTTTAAAAAAGTGAGTTTTTTGAGTTTTTTAGAATCTTAAACTTTAAATTTTAATGGAATTCGTGAAAATTTACGAAGATTTCGCCTCAAGTGCTGTAAAATGTGTAAAAGTAGACGAAAAGCTTGTTAAAATCACATATAACAGTAATATTGACAAAGAATATGAATTCAACTGTGATAAAACAGAAGAATTCAATGATAAACTGTCAAATACACTGAAGAACAAAGAATCTATTGGTAAATTCATTCATTCTTGTGTCAAAGACGGTAGTATTGTCCCTGCTACTAAATAATGTCACCCCAGGGTTAAACTAGAGGTAACTAATCCAAGACAATGAGTAAGAAGAACTATCGCCGTGATTCTGATAACCCTCGTTATCAGTTTGAAGACGAATTTGAAGACTTCGGGTATGAAGTGAAGAACATCCGAAGAAGTGCAAAGAAGAAGGTAGCAAAGTTCAAGCGTGAGACCGACCACTATGAGGACAGTTATTGAAGTGTCCACTATAGGTTGAACTGGGGTCAGGATCGTGTATTGTATGGAAGTCGTCAGGAGATCACATGAACGTCTTCTATAAGGTTGAGATTGACACTGTTGATGCACCTCAGCACCCCATCATCTATTTTCGCAAGTGTCGCAAGTGCAGCACTGCTAAGGGTGCAGATCGTCAGCACAATCGCATCGTGAATGAGACTGTTGATGCCTGGCGTCCATTCTCGCAGCAGATCCGTCGCTACACCGTCTCCCGTGTGCCAGCTGACGTAGTGGTCCACGGCGACATCCGCTGACCCCTCCCTGCCCTATACTAAGTTCATCAACGCAACCGACCATGATCACCGTCACTTTCACCGCTGAGCAGATCGCCGTCTTCACCGAGGCACTTGAGCGTGCTGCTGACTGCCCCTTCCTGGAGGATGACAACAGCACCGACCTCGTGCTGAACCAGTTGTGCGGCAAACTTGAGGGTGCTGCTGATGCTGCTAAGGTCGCCTGACCTGCAGTCTCTCCAGTCCACCACGTACACTTCACTACACTGACCATGCGTAAGATTGAGAAACTGATGAACGTCGCCATCAAGAATAAGACTGACTGGCACATGTCCAACACCACGGTTTCTAACAACGACGACGTGTCTACTGTGTACCTGCACGGTAACAAGATTGCTGAGATCGGTGATGCTTTCGTTCGCATCTTTGATGGTGGTTGGCAGTCCAACACCACCAAATCTCGCCTGAATGCCATCATCAACGAGTTCTGCTGTGCCTACACCGATGGTGTTTATCAGCACAAGTTTGAGTGGTTCATCACTGACAACAAGCGCATTCACAAGTTTGTCAACGGTTACACTTTCGCTGAATTTGCATAAACTCAGAAACCCAAGTTTCTCAAATTTTGAGATTCTTGGGTTTTTCGCTTTTTTGCACTTTTCGGAAATTAACCTTTAACGTGTCTAACATTTTACCGACTAGTTGTAACAATGAACTCTTCCCCTGGTTTTTGTGGTTAATCGGTAAAAAGTGTTGCACTAAACTGTCAAATTAGGTTATCTCTAGTATAACTATTAGTACCCTATAGTAAGTGTTACTATGACTGTAACAGAAATGTATCAAGAACTGCAGGAGCAGTTGTTAGAAGAAACACTCTGTGGAGTTAGTGATACTAACTACTACGATGATAGTTGTACTATCTCTGTAGAGGTTGATTACACTACACAGGACTGATTGTCAGTGTACAGTATAAAGAAGCGAAGCGGCTGCCTCACTGTGTCACTTTGTGAGTTGGCACAGTGACAACTTCAGAACTGGCACAGCACCGCTTGATTATCAACCTCTCCTCTGCCATACTACCATTGTTGACACAAACGAGACCTATGTGGGACGAGATTCAAGACATGCCTGGCGAAATCTTTGATGTGCCAGACATTGAAACTGTTCTCGTTGAAGATGAGAACGGGGAACTAGGAGTTGACCTGTCCGACATCAACAACTGAAACCACACTAAATGACAACAATGACAGCACCATCGCCCAGCGAGCAAGATCTTGACGGTCTGGTTGAAAACTATGTCCACCATATCATTGATGGGTTGGACATACAATCCATGGAGCAGATCTGCTATGATTTGTTGATTCGCGAGTACGAGAAATGCACATGGGACGACATCACTGACGAGATCGTAGAATTGTACGATGAGGACACATTGATTGACCTCATTCCTGACGCTAAGTAACAACAATGATGTACCAAGTCACTGACATTGAGTTTGATTTCACCGACGACATTGGTGATGGTGACACTCTTGACGATTATCTGACCGATGATGAAAAGCAAGGGTTTGTTAATCAAACGATGACAACAATCTGGGAAGCAGATGATGAAGATGACCTCGTAGAGGAGATTACTTGTGCTACGGGATTCTGCGTTAAAAGTATAGACTACCGTCACGTCCTTAAGTAACACAAACTGGTCAGCCGCCCGACCAGTTGGCAGAGTGTCCACCATTGCCCCCAAAGCGTCCGACCCTGTGCTTATAATGGTTGCATGAACAAAACCACTTCCAACCCCTACATCGCTCAGATCTACGCTAAGGGTCGCGACTATGTGCCCACTCCTGCTAAGTTGGGCGAGTTCCCCAAGACTGTCTACGGTCGCACCTTTGAGACTGAGGAGGAGTATCGCGAGGCGATCGCTGAGATGCTCAACGGCATGTGATGCCTGAGGGGTCATCCCCTCCATGGTACAATACACACAACAACACCTCCACATGATCAACATCTCACCCGTCTCCCCTAGCGTCTCACATAGCGTCTGGACTCTCAAGGTCAATCCGCTGACTGGCACATTCAAGGTCCGCTGGTTTAAGTCGCCCACTGAGGAGTACACCTATACTACCCGCCGACGTGACATCCTAGCGTTGATGATGGCAGGAGACCGCTCCCTGGGACAGTGGGTAAACTATCACACAGGGTGTCGCCGTCCTCGCCGCTGACCCCTTATACTGATCACATCAACACAACACACGACACCATGAACGGTTGGGCAAACTACGAAACTTGGAACGCTGCCCTGTGGATCGGCAACGATGAGTTTCTCTACAACACTGCTAAGGCATGTGTGACCTACCGAGAGGCAGGCATTGAGACCCCCTGGCAGAAGTTTGTCCGCTGCATGACTGACGGGCAGATTGGTCGCCACCTCGTCAAGACTGGCGACGGTGTGCGCTGGGATGACCCTGCCATTGATGCAGACGAGATGAACGACATGCTGTGGGAACTGTGAGGGGTCGCCCCTCCATGGTATAATTTCACCAACGACACAGCAACCGATGACCTTCGCCGTTCAACCCGCCGCCTGGGCAAACTTTGACCCTCACGGGTGCGACTGGGCAACCTCTATAGATCATGCCGACCGCATCGCTCAGGCATGGGGCGAAGAGTGTATGATCTGGAAAGTCCCCCACAACGGCAAGGCGATGAAATGGATGCGAGCAGGTGGCAAGGTGGATCAGGTTGACCAGATCGCTGACCTACTGTTCGGTTGCTGAACTGTCTACCATCACCCCCAGACTGCGCCCCTGACCCCTTATAATTGACCCATGAACACAAACGACATGAACCACGATCAACGCTATTGCCGCGCCCCTTACCGCGCAACCTTCGCTGACCTGACGGGTCGCGCTGGGCAACCTATGGCATGGGATGGTGACTTTGACGACAATTTCACGGCAGAGGATTACGATCGCCGCCGTTGGGAACGTGACGCCCGCCGCTATGGGTACGGTCGCTGAACCGTCCCCTATGGGTAGGCAACGCCGCCCTGGGCTCTATAATTTCATCAACGACAGGCAACCGACATGCCCGCGAAACAACTCCCCACCAACCACACCTTCGCCACCAAGACCAAGAAGGGCAAGCAGGTTGGCAAGCAACCCAAGGGTGAGGGCGTCATCTATTTCATGGTGTCTGCATCCAACGCCATCACAGCAGACGACAGCGATTGGGTCGCAGTCAAGGTCGGTCTGGCATCAGGTGGAGAGGCAGAGGCGTTCAAGGTGCTGGGCAACCACCGCACCAGCAACGACGGCGACACCACATACCATGCCCTGCTGACTGTCACCAACGTGGGCAGAGCAGAGGCACGAATCCATGCCCGCCTGCAAGAGATGGGACACAGCACCCTGCATGGCATGGACCACAGCATCCCTGAGCACTATCGCAAGTTCTACACACAGCAGCAGGGCGGCGGCGAGTGGTTCGTGCTGCCCCTGTCCCTGCTGGACTCCATCATCGCAGAGTACCGCGACACACTGACCGAACCCCAGCCCTGGGCAGACGGTTGGATCGGTCAGTCCCACACCAACGCCCCTGTGCGTTTCCACTACGACAGCGAGGGTCTGCCCCGTTGCAACATGCAGGGTCGCATGGGTCGCCCCGTAGAGGAGAACGCTCTGGCATTTGCCTACACCTACCGACTGCTCACAGGGTTTGCACCTGAGGGTTGCTGCCTCGCCTGAGTCAGGCAGTATATCACACCTCGGGCAGTTGGTTGGGTTTGCCCCCGCCCCCCTTAGGTCGCCAAGCGGTTTCTAAAAAACCCAAACTACCCTAACCTACAAAAGTATCCAGACGAGCGATAAATATATGCTAGAATGGGTTTGTGAAAACCTTTGAAATTAAAAAATTTCCCCCAGAAAAAAATGACTGAAAACCTCGTTATCACTGAAGAGACTACATTAGAACCTGGAGCACCTGAGTTTGAGCAATCAGCACGTGCCATGAAGGATCTCAAAGAGGATCCGAAATTCATGGTAGCACTGCACGAACGCCAACTGGATAGAATGGCGAGTGTCATTGAGGAACTCGCAGAGCGTCTCATTAGTCTTGAAGCAAAAGTCATTGAGCTTGAGACAGCAACGCGATTCCCCCATGCAGATTCGCCCGTACCCAATTTGCCCCATGGACCCAACGCTAAACTATGACTTCACAATATGATCCGACTATGTATGAAGAGATCCTTGCGAACTTTGATGCATTTTGCGATCAGTTTGAAGGAGCAGCAGCAAGACGTTTCGCAGGATTAGATGATGCCTCTAGACAACCAATTGATAATGCAGAAGTACAACGAGCTACTCCTACAGCTGCAAGAGAGGTTGACGACGGTGGAGAAGAAGGTGTCGTCATTAGAACGCCCCCAATTGATGTACAAGCCACCCCAATGCCAGAACTACAAGACTATAGCGGAGACGCTTGACGATCTACATAATGCAGTAGAAGAGTTAAGGAATGCCAAACCTAGCGAGCATTGAGACAATAGACACCCTCAGTTCAGATGGCACGTGTATATACCCTGCAAGCGCCATAGGAGGAGCTGGAGTACCTACGACGGTGATGGTAGGCAACCAACCTTTAAAGATCATTGCAGGCGCTCCTGTGCCCTATGCATGTGATCCTGTAACAGGGGTAAAGATTAATCCTCTCAGTCCTTTACCCTGTCAACCAGGGACAAGGATAATTAGACCGAATGTGAACAAAACTGTCATTATCAACGGACAACTTCCTGCTGTTACTGGGGATGAAGCTCAGTTAATTATAGGAGGTTCACCGAGACCCTTGACAGGACCGTTCCAACATCCTACAATAGTAATTGGTTCTAATTTATCATAACCTATGGCAAGAGCAAAAGTTGGTTTGATGGGCAATCAGATGATTGAGTCCACTCCGAAGAATACCCGTCAAGGTATGGGAAAGAATACGAAGTATGCTGCTACGAGTCGTAACAAGGCAAAGAAGAAGTATCGTGGTCAGGGTAAGTAAGCTCTGAGGAGCGGGACGCCGAAAATCTCCGAATGTATTCTTTAAATCTCTACACCTATCTCGCTCCCAGTAAAGTCTGTGACGGGGTAGGTGTTTTTTCTATAACTGATATACCTAAGGACACGTGTATCTTTACGCCTTCCAAGACCGAGTACGTGTTATGGACGGCAGTTGATCCACGTATCCGCGAAAGACTAGCGACGTTAACGTATTGCGATGAGGATGGATTCTGGATTGATAGTGATCTGGATAAATTAAGTCCTCAGTATTATATAAATCACTCACACGACCCAAATGTTGCCTATAATAAGGACACGGGTAAACTCTACGCTATTAAGGACATTCCGAAAGACGTAGAACTAACTGATTATTATTTCCCAGGAGAAAGAGATTGGCGTATTTAAATCATAGTCTTCCTGACTGGTCTTGTTACATGCGTAATGAGTTCTTGTTTAATCATAAGAAGGGTCATGGGGAAGTAACAAAGTGCGACGTTCATAGCGTTGCGAGTATTGAGAAGCGAGTGCCTTTGTTTGAGGCATTCCTAGAGAATGGTGTTAACTGGACCAGGAGACCTCTACATGCCTTCTGCTGGCGTCCTGATGCTAAGATAGAACCTCTAGAGGACATTATGTACTGGGACTGCTTTTCCCCATATGTGGACGTACAGAGGCGTCATCGTCTTGCAGGACTACAAGCAGAACTAATCCGACCAGATAACAAGAAAGTCTTGGGTGAGTATATGTTCACTCTAGACTGGTCGTGGGAAAACAAGGGTGTTCCAGACTTAAACTTCTCCGAGACACCTGAGCATAAGTGTGCCCACCTGTTTAAGGTAGAGACTGGCAACTACTATGCATATCCTAACAATCGTATCATTTGGTACGATAATGCATGGGTGTTTGATAGAATTGAGAAGAACCCTGGTTATGAAATTGATCTGACAGTGTATTCGGTTGAGAATAAACGTAAACTAGAAACGTCCGATCATTACATGTATGAGATTAAGAACCTAGATACTAAGTAATGGAGGAAATCATGGGTAACTCACCAGTAGATAAAAGTAAAGATTTTATTGATGAGGGCATGACTCTCATCACCGAGACTGATAGTGATCGCTATCTGGACTTGGCAGCAAAGAGAAATCGTAACAAGCGTAAAGAAGAACTTTATGACATTCCTCAGGATCGCATGAGTCGTCCTTGTGGTGGTGCTGGCGGTTTTGATGATTTTGTGGAACGTTGGACTGAAGGCACTAAATAACTAATGACTTCGTATAGGTTTGATGGCAGAATCACTCTCGTTTAGAGATGTAAATGTTGCTTTTAAGAAGCATCCTGTAACTGATGACGTTGTTGTCAGTAAGGATAATGCTGCAATTAAACAGGCGATAGTTAATTTATTATTAACAAATAAGGGAGAGAAGTTGTTTGATCCAGATTATGGATCAAATATTAGGAACTTCTTGTTTGAACCCCTGGATTATGCTACTGCTGGTCAAGTCAATACTAATATTAGATACACCATCAATACATTTGAACCAAGGGTCCAAATTTTATCATTATCAACAACACCAAAGTTTGATGACAATGGTTTTGATGTTGAGTTGACATTTGAAATCAGAGGTTCTGATCTCCCACCTGTTGCGGTAGAATTTTTCTTAGTTAGAACAAGGTAATGCCATACACTCAGTTAAACAATCTAGATTTTACTGATATCAAAACGGCTCTGAAAGAGTACATGAGATCTCAGTCGGATTTTGTTGACTATGACTTTGAAGCTTCGGCATTAAGTCAACTATTAGACGTTCTGGCGTATAACACTTATTACACTGCGTTCAATACGAACATGGTGGTAAATGAGTTGTTTTTGGATTCTGCTACTCTGAGAGATAATGTAGTAGCACTAGCAAAGCAACTCGGATATAATCCCAAGTCAGTAACCGCACCAAAGGCATTTGTTGACACAACAATTACTTTCCCAGGAACTGCTCCTGCTGCAGTTATCTTTAAGGCAGGTTCTGGATTTGTTACAAATTACGACGGATCTCTATATCGTTTTGTATTGAATGAAGATAGGAGAGCACCCGTTGTCAATGGTGTTGCGACGTTTGAAGATCTTGAGGTTTATGAAGGATCTTTTATCACTACAAGAACGGTTGTTAACACAACTTTAAAAGATCAAAAATTCCAAGTTAATAATCCATCGGCGGATTTAAGCACTCTAAACATCAGAGTTTATCAGTCACCAAATTCAAATATATTTGAAGAGTATCAAGTTTCTGATAATATTTTGAATATTGGTGCTGAGGATAAGGTATACTTCATCAGTGAAATTGAAGATGAAAGATATGAAGTATTCTTTGGTGATGGTATTATTGGTAAGAAGTTAGAAAATAATCAAGTCATAGAGATGACTTATATTGTTACCAATGGTGCGGTAACAAACGGTGCCAAAACTTTTAATTTTAATGGTCAAGTAACAGATGGTGACGGCATCAACATCAGCATACCATTCAATGTAGCAATTACAACCGTTGAAAAGGCAAGTGGCGGTGCTGACATTGAGAGTATTGCAAAAATTAAATATAATGCTCCTAGGTTTTACGGTTCTCAGAATAGAGCAGTAACTGCAAATGATTATGCTGCTATTGTAAGAAATCTTTATCCAGCAGTTAGTGACATTATTGTTTTTGGTGGAGAAGACCAGGAACCCCCTGCATATGGAAAAGTCTTTATTGCAGTAAAACCAACTGAGGCATCAAGTCTTTCTTCATACACAAAAACAGAATTAAAGAGAGAACTTAGAAAGTATACTGTTGCATCTATTCAACCAGAATTCATTGATCCATCAATTCTGTATATTGAGATTGATAGTTCCATTTATTTTGATGGATCCAGAACAACTCTACTTCCTGCTCAGGTAGCAGCGAAGGTATCTTCTGGTATTTCGGAATACTTGAATACTTCCCTAACAGAGAAGTTCAATGGCAAGTTTCGTTATAGTAAATTTGTTGGTGTAATTGATGGTGCTGATCGTGCTATCAACTCAAATAGCACCACGATTACAATGAGGAAAGATTTCTATGCACAAATCAATTCTACCTCATACTACGAGATTTGTTATCAAAATCCATTCCTAGAAGATTGTGATAAACCAGTTGTTTCTTCTACTGGAATGACAGTCTTTGAATACCCAGATTACACCACATATCTTGAGGATAGATCTGGCAAAATGGTCCTATATAGACTAGATCCCACGACTGGAGAAAAAATTCTCCTGAATGATTCTATTGGCGATATTGATTATGCCAAGGGTGAAATTATGTTATATGACTTCACTATCCTAAAAGGTTCATTCTCAGACAACCGCGTTGAACTAAGAGTCAAACCTGCAAATAAAGATATTGAAGTAAAGCGTGAGGTATATCTGGATGTTGATATATCAAAGAGTAAATTTGTAGCATACAAAGAGTAGTAGTAGATGCTTAAGACTGCTAATAAAATCTCATTTCTAGTTGAGTCCCAACTACCAGACTTCATTAATGAAGAGTATGAACTTTTTAGTAAGTTTATACAGAAATACTATGAGCAGTTAGAAATCCAAGGTCAACCCTTGGATATCATTTCTAATATCCAAACATATCGTAATATTGATTTCTACGAGAAGAATATTCTCAAGCAATCAACAACATTGACTGGATTTATTCAGAAGACCGCTAATACTATTACAGTTGATGATGCAACATCATTTCCAAAGAATGGTGGGTACATTAAAATTGATGATGAGATTTGTTTCTATCATCAAAGAACAGATACACAGTTTTTAGAAGTTAGTCGCGGTGTAAGTGGAAACACCACTATCGGTGATTTATATAAAGAAAGTAATTTTATCACCACTCAGTCTGCTGATCATGTTGCTGGATCAACAGTACAAAATATCAGCAACTTATTTTTGTATGCTTTCATCAAAAGTTTTGAAAGTCAGTACCTAGCAGATTTCCCTGAAGAATATCTCAAAAAAGATATTGATAAAAGAACGTTAATTAAAAATATCGGATCGTTCTACAGGTCAAAAGGTACAGATAGTTCTATTAAATTTTTATTTAAAGCATTAATTGATTCTGATCCAGAACCAGAGGTTTCATATCCAAAAGATTTCACGCTGAAATCTTCAGATTCAAACTGGATTAATGTATATGCTCTGAAAGTAAAAGTTCTTTCTGGTGCAGTAGAAGATCTAATCGGAAAAACAATCGTTCAGGATGTAGTTGGTAACTATGCTGCTGCTGTTGTTGATAACATTAGATATGCTGGAAGATTTGATGGCGAAGATCTTTATGAGTTGATCTTGTCTGAGCAATCAGTCAATGGAACATTTTCTATCGCTGCTAGAACCAAACTTACAGAACTAGTTGATGCTTCTGTTGTTTCTGGTAACAGAATCAACGTCTTCTCAACAATGGGATGGAAGAAGACTGGAGAATTCAAGATTGGATCTGAGACATTTACATTTGAGGATAAGAATGTAAATCAGTTCATCCTTAAGTCCAGAACAGGAACTGGCACACACCCCGTAGGATCGTCTGTAACCTATGGTGCCAATGTTTCTGGTGCGGGTGTGACTATGTTGGTTTATGGTGTCTTGTACGCTACGGAAACCTCTTCTCAGCACCCATATTCAAATCCTGGTGACAAGTTAGAGATTTCAGAACCAGGATTCTTGACAAATGATGTCAAAATCTTTGATGCTCAGAATAATTTAAGGTGGGACACTACTGCTTCTGTCCCAGCATCTCAAAATCATGCTGGTTTGTCTGCATCTATTGCAGATTTGAATGCAAACGTTTCTGCAATTTTTGAAGATGGTGAGGGATACTATATTACCTCATCTGGATTCCCTGGACATGACATCATTTCTGCATCTGCAACTGTTCCAGTAGATGTCCAAGATCAGAAGTTGCTTAGAATCATTAGAAAGAATCCAATCTCAACAACCGAGATTTATGAGACTAAGTATAGAGATGTTGGCATTGCTACAAATGGTATTCCATTCCTAAGTTACAAGGATGAGGAGGTTGTTTTAAATGGTCCTATTCAAAAGATTAATGTAACTGCTAGAGGTAGAGGATATCAAAGAGAACCATTTGTTCTTATTGATGGTGTAGCAAATCTTGCAAGAACTAGACTTGCTGGACAGGTAGTTGAGTCTGTAATTGTTGATACTCCTGGTAATTATGCTGCAACTCCTACTGTAGAGATTGTTTCTGGCAGATATGCACAAGCAACAGCAGTTGTTACCAATGGAGAAATTACCAGTATTGTAATTGATAATGCAGGTGAGTATTATTCATCTCCTCCAGAGGTAAGAATTACTGATAATGCTGGCAAAGGTCGTTTTGCCGACTACACTGCTGAAATTGCAACTTCTGGTGAGATCACTGGATTTACAAAAGTCAGTGGTGGTAGTTTCTATACACAGGAGAACGTAGTCGTAGACATTATTGCTGTTGGTTCTGGTGCATCCGCTACTGCTGACATCAAAGTATGGAGAAAAGATAGGTATAATCGGGTTTCTTCCGTTTTAGACTCCGAAAATGGACATTTCTTTACCAACTTTATTCCATCACGTGGAACTGGTTATGCTTACTATGCGTCACCTGTTACACTAAGAGCGAATGACAATGGATCTACTCACTCTCCTATTCTTGGATTTGCTTATGATGGTAATCCCATTTATGGTCCTTATGGTTTTTCGGATGCTGTAGACCCATCCAGTTCTATTGTTAGAATGACTACAAGTTATTCTAGAAATATTTCTAGAGACAATGGTCCTAATACTATCACATATCCACTAGGCACGTTTATAAACGACTACACATACGTTGATAGATCTGGTTCATTGGATGAGAACAATGGTAGATTCTGCGTTACACCAGAATTTCCACAAGGAACATATGCATACTTCATTACAGTAAGTGCCACCAATGTTCCTGAGTTTCCATATATTGTTGGTGAAAACTATTACTCGCTGCCACTAGATTCAAATTACAATTCACCAATTTCACAGGATGATCTTCCTGTTGGTGCAAATCGTTTGAGAACTAGTGACATTGATAAAAACGGTGATCAAACTATCGCTATAATTGATGACGTAATTAGAGGTAGTGTTTCTTCTGCTGTTGTATCAGGAGGAACATCAGTTTACTCGGTTGGATCTGAGTTAATTATTGATGACAATCAAACTAGTGGATCTGGTGCAGAGGGTGAGGTAGAATCTGTAAAAGGAAGACAAGTTTCTGCAATTGAGTCTCAACAAAACAAGTGCCTATTCATTGAACTAGTTAGAGATGCATACTTGTTTGATGGAGACACTATTATCCAGCAAGGAACTGGTGCTACAGGTGAGATTGTTGGTAATGTATTCACAGCAAACAAACTAGCAATCCGCAATGTCACTGGTGTGTTTGATTCTTCTAGAGTGTTTTCATCAACAACTCTAGTATTGTCAATTCTGCTTGACAAAGACTCGTCATACACAAAAGGTGCTACTCTATCACTTTCCGATGGTGTAAATGCTCCCGTAGCAACTGGTGAAGTTTTAGAAGGAACTACAGCACAAAATACAGTAAAAGTCAAAGTTTTGACAGGAGTATTTACTGTATCCGATGATCTTTTCCTTAGCAGTTCTGATCTTATCAATACAACTGGATCTAAGATCTTCTCACTCACTCCACTGAGTCAAGATTTACCTATCTTTAGAATTACTGACAATGTAGCTCTGCTGAGAACGGCAGATGCACATGGTGTTGGTGTCAACGAAAAAATTACAATTGACATCAATCCAGACGATACTACTACAAATACAACTTACTATGTAAGGAAGAGAATTTATCAAGAAGCAACCTTTGAAACCCCAGGCGTAGACAGGGTTCTCAGCGATAGTGGAATTGGAAGAGTTGCTATTTTAAATGGTGGTGAAGACTACACGCCAAACACATACACTGGCATTGCATTGGTTGGTGGAACAGGAAGTGGTGCCGAAGCAACCATTGTCGTATCTGCATCAGGATCAGTAACCAGTGTTGATATTACAAATAAAGGAACTGGATACTCTAAGTTTGATCTTTTAACAGTTGGTGATACTGCCCTAACAAAAACTGATTCTACAACACCAAGATTACAGTTAAGTGTTGATCATGTTGGATTCTCAATTCAAAATGCAGTATTAAATGTTGATAGTGGCATTGGTATTACTACAAATGACTATCTGAGAATTGGCAGTGAAATTGTCAAGGTAATTTCCAGAACTGATAATGCTCTCACAGTAGAGAGAGCACAGTTTGACACATCTGCAGTAGATCACTTCAATGGTGCTGCTGTTACTATTTACGATCCTGGATATAACCTTGCATCTGGATATCAAGTTGGTTCTGATGCTTCTGACGCTATTGTATTGTCATATGACCCAGCAACACAGAAAGCAGTGTTTGTCTATGATTATGCAGAAACTCTATCCACAATCAATGAGTTGTCTCTAGGTTCTGTTTTCTTTGATCAAAGTGTAGATCAGAGACTAGTCAAGATTGTAACCATTGGGGAACCACAACTACTATTTGAATTCTCGGAAGATAATGTTACATTCACGAGAAATCCAGTTATTGATGTTAAGAAGTTCTACAAATACAGTTTTGATGTTTCTCACTCATCAATGACTGGTGTGAACTTTGATATTTCACCAAGTATCAATCTAAATCTAATTACTCCCGAAAAAACTTCTTCGGGAAGCATTGTTGATTTGAAACTTGGTTTTGGATCAAGAATCTCATCTAACAATTATAGCACAAAGAAGGAAGTTCCTTTCGTTAGATACTTCTATTTTGATAAGAATGGAAATGTATCTTCAGAAGGATCATATTTCAATGTTGTCAGCGATCCTCTGCAGGGAGAAAAAACAACACTATATGTTACTTCTGATTCTATCTTGTATTCCACAGGAATTGCAGCACCACATGATGGCAGCGGATCTATGGAGTATATCTCCAAATCTCCATTCTCTGTTGGTCAAATCAATACTGTAAAAATTACAAATATTGGTGGAAACTATAAGAGAGTTCCTGTTGTAAAGGGTATCATTCCAACCGAAACTCTTATTGCAAAAGCAACCTGTCAAATTGAAGATGGAAGAATCTCCAGTGTAACTGTTGACAATGTAGGCAGTAATTATAGCACGCCTATTGTTGTAGTTGATGGAAATGCTATTCTGTCACCTATTGTTGACGCTGGCAAAGTAACGGGCATCATTATTGATGATGCTGGATCTAGTTACACAACTGCTCCAACTATTACTATTGCTGAATCTGATGTAAATTGCTTCCTGCAGAGTCAGGACATTGGTGTTCCAAGAAATGTCAGAATTATCAACAATGGTGGAGCATTCCATAATGATCAAACTCTCAAGTCTTCGTTTAGATCAAACTATATCTTTGTAGTTTCTAATTTCGTAAAAGACGCTTTTATTGTTGGAGAAACGATTGTTCAAAGATCTGGTGGTGTTGAAGTTGCTAGAGCAAGAGTAACATCTTGGAGAAAAGGATCTAATGTACTAGTTGTTGATAGAGTAGAAGGCATCTTTAGAGAAAATCAAGACGTGATTGGTCTCTCTAGAAACAAAACAGCAACTATTGAATCTATTGATTATACAGAATTCTCGCCTCAAATCAAGACTTTCTATGATAACCTAGGTTACTATGAGTCTGACTATGGAAAACTAAGCAATCAAAATCAGAGAATTACTGATTCATATTACTACCAAGATTATTCATATGTTGTAGAGTCAAATACCCCAATCAATGTTTGGCGTGATTTGATCAAGGACACAACTCACCCTGCTGGTTTCCAACTGTTTGGTGAAGTTAACATTGAAACTTCTTCGCAGTCTAGAATGAGCGAAGATGTATTTACTAAGAATACTAGCATTGTACAACTTTGGGATCCAAATAAAAACAAAGTAACTGTAATTGATACAAAGAGAACTGTCTCTCAAAACATTGTTGTGATGCAGAATCTCAACGTTGAGAGGGGTGTTGGTTCAGTATCTGTAGACAGCACCAATACATCTGAAATTAGAGCAAAAAGAGTATATGTTTCTGGTGCATTTGATGGTGATTTTTCTGATAGAGGAAATCTACAAGGAACCAAGACATTTAACTTAGTTGATGAAGATAACAACTTAGTATCGCCATACAATGAGCAGGCATTGACAATCACCCTGGATGGTATTATTCAAGAACCAGGAGTTGCATATACTATTGATGGATACAAGATTACATTTGCAGAACCACCTCTTGGACCATCAACAAAAGATGGTCAACTAGTTCCTGGTGTTACTTTCTATGGCAGATGGTTTGAATTCAAGACAGAATCACTGAACCAGAAGTATCTCAGAAAGATTAGAAATATCTTCCAAAGAAGTGGTACTTGGATTGACTCCGCAAATCAGTTAGAAAGGAACAGAGGATTCATTCAGTCCGAATCACTTGGATATGTTAAAGAAAAATATCCAACACTTGCATGGGGCAATCTAGAGTCTAAGTGCTTCAGAGACATTGGTTTAATTGTTGATGCTTTAGCACATGACTTGAGATTTGGTGGTAACCAAAAGACAATTGCTGCTGTTGAGTCATACTTCAGATCTGGCGTTCTAGACTATATTTCTGGAGAACTGGAAGCAACTATTGATGCTTTTGCATATGTTACACGCTTGTCTAAATTGGCAATGCGTAACTGGGACTTTGTTGATCGTCAGGTTGCCTGGACACCAGGAACAGATGAGGTAACAGTTAGCAATACTGACGATATTGCTATTGGTATGAAGATTAGTGCTGGCAGAGCATTCCCAGAAGGAACTATTGTTACACATATTTTAGATGGAAGAACAATTCGCGTTAGTAACAATTCACTTCCACTATCAAATGCATCTGTAAATACTCTACTGAGTAATGAAATAACTACATCAGACGAAGATACAACAAATTCAATTATTCAGATTGCTCCAAATGTGTATTTGCAAGTAGGATCTGGGTTCTATTATGCAATCACACCAGCAACAGGTGTCTTGCCATCTGATAACGCTCAGATGACATTTATTTGGAGTGGTATCAACACTGGTACATTCTACGATGCTTCAACATTAATTGAAGCAAATAAGGTTAACATTCAGAGAGAGGCAACACACAGGATTTACAATGAGTTTCCAAACTTCACATATCCTGGTGTTCCAGAATCTGCTTATAGATTTAAAGATGCGAGGAGATTGATCTATGAGAACTTACAGGATATCGTTTCACAAACAATCACAGAACTTGAAACAACCTTTGGTACTCAATACGCTACAGATAAGTGTGCTAGAGATCTTAAGATCATTGTCGCTGCTGTCGCTGAGGATACAGCACGTGGCGGAAACTCAACGACAATTGAAGCCACAAATCAATACTTTGACAATCACGACGCACTAGATGGTGAAAGAACTCAATCTGTATATGCATTTGAGTATGCAAGAGAGTTGTGTATTGAGGCACTTAATAATAGAGGAACATATACTGATGCAAATATCATCCTTGTTCCAGAATGTAACAATGTAAATTCTGCAGTTACAACACTATTTGATATCTTAATCTCTGCAATTACAAATAACCAAAAACCAACTCTCACCAAAAATACTGGCATTGAGTCTTGGGTAAAAGCAGAAGATTTTTGTTTTAGAGATACTGGTCTGCTAGTTGACGCTGTTGTCTACTGTTTACGTTATGGTGGCAATGAAAAAGTAATTGAGTTTGCAAATTCATACTTCAACAATTATAAACTGAACCATATTGCAGGTGAACTGAGAGAGACAATCTATGCTTACAATCAGGCAAGAGATCTGATGATTCTTGCTATGAGAAATCAAATCTCAGGTAATACCATTATTGCACCTGCAACTGATCCTCTTGTAAGAGTTGATACCACTGCCCCATATTGTGCTGAAGTTGAAAGCACTATCACTACATTTGCACAGATTGTAGAGGACACTCTAGAAGGTGGTCCAGATAGAATTGCAGTTGTTCCACAAAATCCAAATTCAACAGGAAACTGGACTACACTCAGATCTTATACTAATATCAATATTCTACCAGACCCACAACTGGTAAATGGTATTCTCAAGGAATGCGAAGAAGTCGCTTCAGCACTGGATTCTTTGTATGAAAACATCAGAGCAACCCTCACAACTGGAGAGGGAACGGCATCTGTCTCATACCCAGACTACATTGATAATGAGAATACTATTTTTGACTTATACTATGAAGATGGTACACCTGTATCAACAGATCCAAAAGAAGACCTATTCATTGCATTGAGTGGTGTTCTCCAGCATGAAACTGCTTACAGTATTGATAGAACATCAATACCAAACAAAGTAGTATTTGCTACACCTCCTATTTGGGGTCAGGAAGACAATACCAAGACAGTACAAGAACCACTTGCTGTTGAGAAGTTCTTTGCTCACAGTGTTGGTAACTACTTACGCTGTGAAATTGATACTTCTGGTATTTTAACAGGATCTGCAGGACCATTCCTAATTTTAGACTCAGACGATCTAAAAGTCAAGACTATTGATGATCCAAGGTTTGCGTTCGTATTCATTGATGGTGTTCTCCAAAGAGATACTAGATCTTATTCCATCAATGGTCCTGCAATTACATTTACTAGAAAAATCTTTATTGATAATAAAGTAGAAATTATTCTACTTTATGGTAGAGATACTGAGCAAACTATTACGTTATATGATTTTGAGAGAAACACATATTACAACAAACTCACCCTAACATGTGATGCTGGATCAGCAAATACGTTTGATGATTGGAAGTCTTGGTATAACACATCATATGATGGATATCAAGTTGCATACCAAAAAGTTGGTGGTATCAAGAGATTTATCGGTAATATCAAAGGATACTCAACAACTGCTAATACCTTAGTAATTACGTTTGCTGGTATCAACCCAAATCTAGATAATTCTTCTATCTTCTTCTCAGGAACATCTGATTTCAGTGATGAGTATGAACTAGATTTTACTACGAATACAATTACTGTTGCCAGAGATGAAGATAATGACTATAAGATGCAGCGAAATGCAACCAAGTGGTTGTATGGTACTAAGAAAGCAGATGAATCGTTCTATGTTAAGAAAAATCTCTTAGCAAACTTAAATGCTGGTGATATTATCAAGATCAGTGGAGAAGACTCTTATAGAACTGTAAATGAACTACCTCAATTCGTAAGTCCTAAAAATTATCGTCCAGGTGAAGATGTATCAAACGACTTCTTTGGATCTATTGTAACAACTAATTACAACGGAGATACCAGAGGAGTTGGATTGAGCGTAACATGTTCCATTGAAAATGGACAGGTTTCTTCCCTAACTTGGAACAAGAAAGATTTGCAATTGCTGTTTGATGAAGGAATTATCCAACCAACAACAGCATATGGATACGACACTCCACCAATTCTACAATTCATTCCTGTAGATCAAAACGGTGGTGGTGCTAGAGCAGAAGTTATTGTCTCTCGTGGTCAAATTATTGACATTGTAATTACAAACCCAGGATCTGGATATACATCTTCTCCAAAGGTTGTTACAGCAAGACAATATGACATTATTAAACAGAGAGGAAGAAAAGTTGATAGTCTGGTAAATCTAACTATCGGTTCTCAAATCCAACAGCAGTCGCCAGTTACTGCAAATACAACATTTGACTTTGCTACTGGCATTGAGATGCAGACTTCTTTTGTAACTTCATTTACAATTCTTCCATTTGATGTTCAGTTGATTCTCCAAGAGAGAATAGACCTAACTCCACTTTCTATTTCAAGGGAGTATATTCTATTCAACCCAACTTCAACTGGTGAAGTTGTAATGCCACAATCACAACCATCTTCAAATGGCATCTCAATACTAGAACTTGATAGATCAATTATATCACAACCATCACTATCTGTTGAGGTTGTAGGAACAAGATCTTATGCACCTTCAGTTGGATCAATCTCATATGGATTTGCCCAGTGGGAATCTGCTAAGTTTATGAATACAGGAGATATTATTTCCGCATCTGGAGATCCTGTTTCTGAGGTATCTTTACAAGACTTAGAGTATTTTGAGATCAATGCAGATGGTACTTTTAATCCAAGCAATCCAAACAGAGTGTTCAATCTTGCATATCCATCAATCAATTATTATCTAACTCAACTAGATACTTCAGATCTACCTGCAGAAGGGGGTGCTGGGTATGTTGCAACGAATGGTGTTGTCTATACAAACACAACTAATTACCCCCCATCGGGAACAATTTTAGTTGGTAGAGAGCAAATTAGTTACACAAGTAAACTAAATGATCGTTTCTTGGGATGTACTCGTGGGGTTAATGGCACTCCGATTGAGTTCCATGCTATTGGAGAGTACATAAGAAACGCCCTATAAATAAATATAAATAACTCGGATTCAGTCTTACTATACAGAGACCAGTGCTATGGCAGCTATTATTTCAGAAAAGTTTAGAATTTTCAACGCGAAGCAATTCCTAGAATCTCTCGGTGAAGGTACTAACGACGCCGACACAGATCGTACTAGAATGTACTTCTTTGTTGGAAGATCGTCAAGGTGGGATGCATACCTTGAGATTTTTAACGTAAGTGGAACGTTCCAAGTTGGTGAGACTGTCAGTGGTGGTGGATGGAGTGGTGTTGTTGCTGAAGTGCATAGCAACAGTATTCTTTTGAACACAATTCTGCCAACACCAACAACAACTCCAGCATTCGGTACTACAGTTACTGGTGGAACCAGCGGTGCTACTGCTAAGTCTGGTGTGTATAGATACGGAACTGAGGATACACCTCCTGCTCCTCTAGACAATGCTAGCGAAAAACAAAGCATTTTTGATGAGATGATTGCTGCCAAGCGTATTACATCTATGTTTGCTCGTCTAGTTGTTCCCCGTTACAATTGGAATTTGTCACTGAATCCAAAGTTTGACATGTATCGTCCTAACTATGCACCAACCCCTGGTGGCGGTGGTGCAATTGGCAAACAAACAGCACTGGGAGCAACTTCTCTGTCTGGATCAAAATTCTATGTAATGAACTCCAGATATGAGGTATTCAAGTGCCTTTATAATGGAGAGTATAATAGTAACACTGGTGCTAACGCAACCTACGAACCAACTTCCCAACCAGTTACTGGTCAAGGAACATTTGCAAACGGTATCTTTACAGAACCAGCAGGAACCGCTGGTTACATCTGGAAGCACATGTACACCCTGACAACAGGTGATGTTCTTGCATTCCTATCTTCTGACTTCATGCCTATTGCTGCAGCAGGTGAAGCATCTAGAGTTGCAGTTGAATCTGCTGCAGTTGATGGTTCTATTGATGTTGCAGTTGTTAAAGATGCAGGCACTGCACTTCCACTATCTGCAACTCTTTATTCCCCAGTTTATGGAGATGGATCTGGTGCTATTGTAAAACTTACAACAGATGGTAGCGGTGTTGTTACTGCTGTAGAAATGGAAGCAGTTGGATCTGGATACACATATGGTAACGTTATCCTAGAAACTGGTAAAGTCTTCACGGATGCTGCTCTAACCGCTGCTGCAGGTGCATTTGCTGGAACTGCTGCAATTGAAGCAGTCATTTCACCAAGAGGTGGTCACGGTTCAGATGCAGAGAACGAACTCTTTGCTAAGAGAGTTATGACCAGTGTTCGCCTAACCTATGATGAAGGTTCAGGTGACTTCCCTGTTGACAACGACTTCCGTCGCATTGGTATTATTCAAGACCCATATGTATATGGTTCAACAACATTTGCTTCTGATAGCACACTTCGTGGAACAAGAGTTCTGAAAATCAATGGTGCTACTGCAGACTACGTTGCTGATGAAGTAATCTCGCAGACAGTTGGATCAAATGTTTCTTACGGAACTGTTGTTTCCTGGGATTCAGCAAATGGCATTCTCAAGTATTTCCAGACACCTTCCCTACACGCTGATGGTGGTGTTGTAAGAGCATTTGTATCAAATAACACTGATGCAGTTGTTGGTGCTTCTTCTACTGCCTCTGGAACCATTTCTAATAGTGAGAATGGTATCGTCTCTGATATTCAGTTTACTGGTGGTCTTGCTAACCCCGAACTTGAGCCAAACTCAGGTGAGGTCGTATACATAGAGAATAGAAGACAGATTACTAGAGCTCCTGACCAAATTGAGGACATCAAACTAGTAATTGAATTCTAATTTAGTTCCACAAGTTAGAAACGGTGTGAGATGCCACAAAAAACCAACCTCAACGTAGATCCATACTACGATAATTTTGACCAGGAAAAAAATTTTTACAAGGTGCTCTTTCGCCCAGGATATTCAATCCAGGCGAGAGAGTTAACGCAGTTACAATCGGTTCTACAAAACCAGATTGAACAGTTTGGTAAGTATGCTTTCAAACAAGGCGAACTTGTAATCCCAGGTGAAGTTGGTTTAAACACCAAACTTCATTTTGTCAAGCTTTCATCCGTTTCTGAAATTCCTGTAAACCAAGATGGTCAGGTGGTTTACAAGAAGTATGATGTTAGAGAACTAAAAGGTCAAAAACTAAGAGGTTTAACTTCTGGTGTTGTTGCAACTGTTGTTGACTCTGATGTAGCATCAGAAACAGAATCAGACATCGTATTTGTTAACTACACTAATAGTGGCGATGCTGGCAACGAAGAGACATTCCGTCAAGGTGAAACTCTAGAAGTTGTTGATGGTGTTAATACTCCACTGCTCGTAGTTGGAACAGATGGTAGCGTACTTCCTACTAGTATTTCTATTACTGATCCTGATAGCGGTGAGGTAACATCTCTAGAAAGTCCTGCTATGGGATATGCTTCTGCCGTCAAGGTAGAACAAGGCATTTACTTTGTCAATGGTTATTTTGTCAGAAATGACAATCAACTATTGGTTATTAACAAGTATTACGACAAACCATCTGCAAAGGTTGGTTTTAAGATTTCCGAAAGTATTGTCACGCCAGAGGAGGATGGATCTCTCTATGACAATGCTATTGGATCTAGCAATTATACTGCACCTGGAGCACATAGACTCAAGATTTCTCTTGATCTCGTAAGATATGATCTTGGAGCAGTAACAGATAAAAACTTCATCCAACTCCTTTCTGTAAGAAAAGGATCTGTACAGAATCAAGTAGTACAAACAGACTACAATCTTCTTGAGCAAACTCTTGCTAGAAGAACTTATGATGAGTCTGGTGATTATGTTGTTGATAATTTCTCACTAGATGTAAGAGAATACTACCAGCAAAACGGTAACCTTGGTGTATATTCTGCTGATGAGTTTGGTCTTGTCAATGGTTTGTCAACATCCGAAGCACAAGACAAACTAGTTGCTAGTGTTGGACCAGGAAAAGCATACATCAAAGGATTTGAGATTGTAAATAAAGAAACTAAGTATCTCACAGTTAATAAAGCAAGAGAAACTCTTGATAGAGAAGACATTCGTTTGAAAACTAAAGGTCTCCCAACTTATAAAATTACAAATACATTTGGAACAATTCCTCTAAATTCAGATGGTTCTGAACTAACTGCATATCCAAATATCTTTTTGTGTTCATCTTTCAATGATGGATCAATTGGTCTAAACAATACAGAAGATGATAATGATTCCAAGCAAACACTATCTCGCAGAGGAATTTTCTTTGACGAGAATTCAGGAATCAAAACAATCTATTTAAATATTGATCCTGCATATGCAAATACATATTCAACTCTAACAGATGCCAACTTTCAAAGTGAAATTGGAACTCTTTGGTTTGTACAGACAAGAACAGATTCTGGAGAACCATCAGTAGCTAATTCAGTTTCTTCAATTGCTTATTCTAAAGTAAACCGAGTAGAAGTCAACCCATCAACTGGTGTTACTTATCTTGAGGTAACTATCACTGGAAGAAAAGATCTCTTGGATCAGTATTTCCTTGAGTATGATGCATCTTCTCCATCTGGTTATAGAGAAATTTTCCTGAATGAATCTGATGCTAAAAATCCATCAGGAACACCATTTGGAAGAGTCGTTGATTATAATGAAACGATTACTCCAGTTATTGGAACTGTAAAACCAAGCAACTTTACTCTACTTGAGAGAGGAACTGGTTTTAATTCTGATACCGATGTTGTAATTTCTAAGGGTAGGCAGGAGAATGGGGATCCTGTATACAATACGACTTTTGGTCTATCATACTTTGACCCACAATTCTTCACTAAAATCCTCCTAGACGAGAGAATTACTACTGAAGGTAGTTTCACCCCAGGACAGTATGTTTATGGTTTAGAGAGCGGCGCATACGGCGTTGTAGAGGGTTCATCTACGGGTACATTTACTACCACTAAAACGTTGATGGTTAAGACCCTCTTTGGCAACTTTAAATCTGGCGAAGCTATTAGAGATGAGAATAGCAATTCTTTAAGGATTGCTAAGGATAATACTATTTCCCACTTTGTTGTTACTAACCGAGGTGGAAATTATGTTGCTGGATCAAAATTAAGAATTGATGGTGTTGAATTTGATTCATCAAAAATCAATCTTGACATTACTGGAAGCGGCGCAGTTCGTTCTGCAGAAGTTGTAAACAGAGAATTAGTAGATACTGAATATTCAAGACCTCCAATTATTGAAGTCATTCAAGGTTCTGGTGGTGGAACTCCAAGTGCTGCTGTTATTATTCCAGTTCTTGTCAGAAACGCAGTAACCACATACACCCCCCAGAACGTTAAGTCATTTTTCTGTCAGTATGGTTCTGGCAATGCAAACACGTTCACTTCTGATATTGAAGTAAACAAAGAGAAGTATGCAGAAGTTGTTTCTGTAACAGATTTTACTTTCAGTGGTGAAAGAGGTAGAAAGTATATTGAGTGTAATGGATTTGGTGGTGACACAACTAAGTTCTTGCAGCAAGGAGATCTTGTACAATTTACTGATACAAGCGATACTATTATTCGTTGTATTGTACAATATGCTACAAAACCAGAAGGTGTTCTTAAGTCTAGAATTTACTTTGACAGATCACTCCCTGCAGATGTAAGCAACGCTAGTGTTGTACGTGTTCGTCCTTCTATTAGCAACTTTAACCAAGGAACTCTCCTTTACAAGACAGGAACTTCACAGGTAAGTTCTATTGTTGCTGACAGCGAAGACTCTAAGATCTCTTATTTCCTGAGAAGAGACTTTGTTAGCACAGGTGCTGGTGGTCAGGGTGCCATCACATTTGCTGCTCAACTCCCATTCGGAACCCAGAGATTTGTTTCGTTCAATGAGAGCAACTTCCTTGTTACAGTTCTAGACCCAGGCAATGCACCTGATATCGTTGAGGGTGATGTTGTTTACATCACCGATTCTCAGGTAACTATCAAAGCATCTGTAGACTCTGCAAGTGGTCTCACTTCTGGTAGTGTAAAACTAAACCTACCTGCAGATTATTTTGGAACAATCCCACAGGGTGGCACATATCCAACACTTAAGTTGACTGCAACCCTTGAGGTAACAAAAGCAAAACCAAGACTCAAGACTTCTGTTGTCAATAAGAGAATCGTCATTGACTCTAGTGGAGACAGAATTATTCCTTTCCGTGGAAGAGACTATGATTCAGAAAGTCTCTCGGTATACAGCTATGCTGACGCATACAAACTGAGATATGTCTATGAAGGTTCACCATCCGAACCACCTACCGTTGACAGAAATGGCAACCTAGTCAGTGGTACTGATGTTACTAGCAGATTTACGTTTGATGATGGTCAAAGAGATACAATCTATGACATTTCCAGAATTGTTCTCAAACCAGGATTTGATGCTCCTGTTGGACAATTAGTTGTTGCATTTGATTACTTTGAGCATACTCAAGGTGATTTTTGTACAGTTGATTCTTATTTACATGAAGCAGGTGTTGGACCAGAGGATATTCCTTCATTCAACTCCCCTGTTCTAGGAAAAATTTCACTCAAAGATGTTCTTGATTTCAGACCTAAGGTAGACAACGATGCAATCATTTCTGGATTCCAGAATAATTCTTTACTAGGTTCTGCTAATACCAGATCATTTACTGGAACTGGTGGTATCGTCACCAGCACTCCTGCTCCAGATTCAAACCTAGAGTTCACATTTTCATTTACACAAACTCAATACCTAGATCGTATTGATGGACTGTTCCTCAATAAGCGTGGTGAGTTTATTATCAAAGAAGGTAACTCTTCACTCAACCCATCTAAACCAGATCCTGTTGGTGATGCAATTCCTCTGTACTACATGTACATTCCCGCATTCACTCAGAGCAGCAAAGATGTAAGAATTACTCCAATTGACAACCGTCGTTACACGATGCGTGACATCGGTAAGTTGGAGAAGCGTATTGAGCGTCTTGAGTATTATACTCTACTCAGCGTTCTTGAGCAACAAGCTCTTAACATGCAGGTAACTGACTCTGTTGGTATGAGTCGTTTCAAGAGTGGTTTCATTGTAGATAATTTTGAGACACATAAGATCGGTTCGCTAAGATCACTTGATTATAAATGTGCGATTGATACACAGCAGTCTGTAATGAGACCACAGTCTAAAGAAGACTCGTTTGGTTTGGTTGAGGTTAACACAAGAAATGACCAGAGAGCAGTTGCTGGTTATCAAAGAAAGGGTGACCGCGTAACTCTACCATACACTGAATTAGAACTACTCGGTAATGCATTTGCTACCAAGACAGTAAATCCAAATCCATTTGTTGTTCTGCAGTATGTTGGCGACTCTTTCTTAGCACCAGGAGTTGATTCTTGGTATGACACTTCTGTTGCACCTCTAGTGAGTGACAACAATACAAATCTCTATTCAATATTCCTCGCTAAGAATGAACTAAGAGATGCATTCTCAAGTCTCCACAGTTCATACAAGATCAATTGGTTGGGTGCCAATAGAGCATTCTTTAATATC